AGACTTCCAATTGTTGATGAACGTATTTTGGAGTTTTTGGAAGAAAACAAAATCATGGAAGTATCCACAGGAGTGTTTACGGATAACATTTTTCAAGAAGGTGAATGGAATGGCGAAAGTTATGTGGCTCTTGCTACAAATCTTCGAGCAGACCATTTAGCTTTGCTGCCTGATAAGGTCGGTGCCTGTTCAATTAAGGATGGAGCAGGATTGCTCCAATTGAACTCTGGTAATTTGATTCAAACTCTTAAGGAAAAGGGGGTGATCCAATCTAACGAGACCAGTCATGGAGACACGTATCGACAGATTGCGGATGCTCTTAACGCTCGTTTTGGATACGAGAGTTGGGTAGAGGAGGTGTACTCCGACTTTTTTGTCTATTCTCGTGTAGACACTTTATACAGGTTGGGTTATACTTCTGGTGAATCAGGTGTCACCTTATCAGACGAGACGCCACAGGAAGTTCGACGAGAGGTCAACTTCAGTCCAGTTCAAAACGAAAAGAAGGAAGATGAAATGCCAAACAAGAAAAAGGTTGACGCTCTGATCGCCAACGGGACGTCAAAGTGGGAAGAAGGTGACAGCACTTTTCTTCTGACTCTGACGGATGAACAGTTGGACAAGTTGGAGCCTGTTGAAGTTGTCGAAACTCCGAAGGATCCGGAGCCAATTGCTGAAACTCCGAAGGATCCGGAGCCTGTAGTCAATCAGGAAGTGAAGCCGATCTTGACTATGAATGAGTATCTGGCCCAAGCCCCTCCTGAGTATCGGGATGTTCTTGAAACGGGTTTGATGACTCACAACGAAAAGAAGAAAGAACTCATTGATGTGATCCTGGCTAATGAAGCCAATCGGTTCACTGAGTTGCAATTGAACAGCAAGCCAATTGGAGAGATCCAAGCGATTGCTGATCTGTGTCGTCCTACTCAAAATGAGCAGGACTACAATGGTTCTCCTACGTTTGTAGGAGGGGGTGGTTCTCATGTGCAGAACACTCAGAAGGTGAAAGAGGAGCCATACGTTGCTCCGACCATGGAATGGGCAACTGCTTAATTCCTAAGGACCACTTACATTACTCGCTAACTAAAGGAGCGACAAATGGCTGTTGAACCTACAGTTCGACCACACACGATTGAGTTGAAGAAGTCCTCAGGGACTCGTTACGATGAAGGGGTTGCTACGGTCACTGACATTATGCCTGGTATGCTTATTGAAAAAGCTACTGGAAACGATGTCATTGTCCATGCTACTCAAGGTGGAGCAGCAGAAGTGATGATTGCCCGGGAAGATGCCCTCCAAGGCAAGACGATCAACCAAGCATACGAGTATGATCCTGCGGGAGATGCTTCGGAGCCTGGTGACATTGTTGGATATGGATTTTATCTTCCTGGAGATGAAGTGTTTGCCCTCATTGATGCTGAAGCGGATATCACTGAGAATGATGAATTGACTTCTGCTGGAGATGGATACTTCGAGGCAGCGGGTTCTGCTGATAAGGTTCTTCTCAAAGCGTTGGAAACTTTGGATCTTACGGGACTTGCTGCTGCTCATATTCGGGCACGAGTTGTTCCTCAATACGTCAAGGCGTAATAGCTTAATCACCTCAATTTGAAAAAAGGAGGGGACACTCGAATGTCCGATTTTATTCTTAACGGCCAAGCTACTGGAAGTGTTGCACAGCGTTTGCTGAACAGCAACATGAATCCGAATGTCCTCAAGCCTTATACGGGTGAAGACAATCGGTCTTACATTACGAATACGGATGCTAAGGGACAAGTAACTGCCCAATTGGTCAGCAATGCTCCTAGCACACTTCGTAAGGATGACTGGAAGATTCTTGATGACGCAATCATCAAGGTAGCCAAGCCTGCTCTCCAGGCATTTGGTGATCTTCGTTCAGCAGGACTTACTTTCAACATTCCAAATGGAATGGGTAAGACTGTACTGGACTACGAAGACCAGTCTGATATTACGCCTGCGACCATCAGTATGGATGGGCTTCGCAAGAGTGAAAGTGATCGTCCTGAGTTCACGCTCAAGAGCTTGCCCCTTCCTATCGTGCATAAGGACTTCCATATCTCGACTCGTCAATTGCTGGCGTCTCGGAATGGTGGATCGCCTTTTGATACGACAATGGCGGAGCTTGCTGCTCGTCGTGTTGCTGAGGAAATCGAGAAGCTGACTCTGGGTACTCGTGATGAGTATCAGTACGGTGGTGGCACAATCTATGGGTACACAAATTATCCTGGTCGTTTGACTGGCAATTTGGCTGACCCAGCAGGTGGTGGTTATACTCCTGCTGACACTGTGCAAGATGTTCTTGCCATGCGTCAACAGTCTCGCGATTCATTCCACAACGGTCCGTGGAAGTTGTACAACTCTCCAGATTGGGAAGTCTATCTTGATGATGACTATTCTACATCGAAGGGGGACAACACTCTGCGAGAACGTATTCTGAAGTTGAGTGGTATTAATTCCATGACGACTTTGGATTATCTTGAGGATCTTCAGTTCATTCTTGTTCAGCAAAGTACAAATGTTGTGCGTGCTGTCATTGGAATGGAAATTACAACTTTGCAATGGTCTTCAGGTGATGGACTTGAGGAACACTTCAAGGTTATGGGTATCATGGTTCCGCAGCTTCGCTCGGATCAGAATGGCAATACGGGCGTTGTGCATCGTACTGTTCCTGGAACCTAACACTGACTGAGTAAGGGAGATTTAGATGCCGTACTTTAGGGTACTTGCTGGCAGCCATACTGGACCAGACAAAAAGAGACGAGTTAAAGGTGACATTTTTGAAGATGACTCGGATCTTGTAGAACGGTTTGGTGAGGATCACTTTGCTTATTCTGATGGGCCTGACCCTGAGGAGAAAGCAACTGGTGCCAAGAAGAAAAAGAAACCTGTCAAGAGAAAAGGGAAGTCTAGTGCTGTTATCACTGATGACCCTATTGATCACGACAACAAAAAGGGTGTAACGGATGGCGATTCGGACGACATCTGAGCTAGTTGCAGGGATCATCGAGGTCGATGTAACAATCGACCTCGATCCCTTCATTGCTACATCCAATTCTTTGGTTGACGAAATTTGCGTTCCAGCAGGATATGATGACACACGATTGGAACTGATTGAACGGTGGCTTGCTGCTCACTTCTATGCAATTAGAGATGCTAGAAGGACACAAGAACAAGCTGGATCAGTTGCAGAATCATTTGCCATTTATGTTCGATTGGGATTGAATCAGACTCCATATGGGCAGCAAGCCATGTTTTTGGATACTGCTGGGGGACTGAAACGATTGAATGATGGGAATCTTGGAAGTCCTTCAGCCTTCTGGTTAGGAACAGCAAGGACGTAGTCCATGGGAATCATCACAAGAATGAGAAAACAGGAAGCAACCTATTGGGCACCAAATGGATTTGATCGAAATGGAAACCCAGCATTTGCTCTTCCTGTTGTGATTGACTGTCGATGGGAAGACTCTTACGAGTTGTTTATGGATGCTAAAGGGAATCAAGCTGTCAGCAAAGCAAAGGTCTATGTTGACAGGGATCTAGAAATGAGGGGGTATCTCATGTTGGGGTCTTCTTACGTTTCTGATAACCCTTTACAGAATCCAGGGGTACATGCAATTCGCATGTTTCAGATTCTTCCTAATATCCGAAACACAGAACAGTTGAGGACGGCTATTCTGTAATGGCTACATCAATGATCAGAGTTGAAGGAGTGGGGACACTTACTCGTAACTTTAAGAGGACATCATTTCGGATGTCCCAGAAGCTACGAGAAGGAATGGAGGAAGCTGGAAAGTTTTTGAAAGCAGAATCAAATGCAATTGCCCCCATTGAAGATGGGGATTTGATTGTTGACAGTTTTGTTGATGTTAGTAGGGTCAGCAAAAATGAGGTGGCTGTGACAGTTGGTTATGGGCCTCCTGGATCACCATCAGCAGACTATGCTATTCCGCAACATGAACTCCCCATTTACAAGAAAAAGAAAGTAGCAGGACGGCGATGGAAGTTCTTGGAAGAGCCATACAGGAAACACAAGAACAAAATGATTAGGATGGTTGGGGAACACGCATCAAAGGGAATCAAATGACAATATCCCCCACAGATCAAAATCATTCGGCAGCAAGAATTATCAGTCAGGCAATTCAGGATCATCTCTTAACAAAGGATCATACAGAAACGGAGTGGGCTTCATTTGTGTCTTCACTCCCAGATGACGAAAACAGTCCAGATGAAGCAATTTGTGTGTATGACTCTGCCGGATTTTTAGATGGCAGGTCTATGCAAACTGGACTTGTTTACAGACATCCAGGAGTGGCGATTCATGTCAGATCTATTGATTACGATCTGGGGTTGAGGAAGGCGGAAGAGATTTTCCGGTACATGGGAGAGATTAAGGGAGAGTTGGTTTTTGTTGAGGCAGGTAGTTATCGAATCAATTCGGTAACAATGACATCTAGCATTATCCCATTGGGGGAATCCGAAGTTAGAAGTCGAAGAATGTTTTCCCTAAATGGGGTAGTTTCAATCACCAACTTAATTGAGGAGTAGCGACCATGGCTATTATGACTGACGGCTTTAGTACACTGGTAAGTATTGCCGGTGCTACTTTGCACGAGAAGACAGTCACTCCACCCAGTATTGAGGGTGGTGGCGAGAATGACACGACGACCATGCGGAACACTGCATGGCGTACACGTTATCCAAAGTTGTTAAAGACTTTGGGAGAGATGACATTCACAGCGGCGTATGACAATGCGGCATACTCCACTCTTGTGTCTGCCATCAATGTCAACCAGGAAGTCACAATCACATTCCCAGATGGTGGAACACTTGTGTTTTGGGGGTGGATGGATAATGTGGCTCCAGGTGACATTGCAGAAGGGGAACAGCCAGAAGTTACGGTGACTATTATTGCCAGTAACTTGGATGGTTCTCTTGCAGAAATTGCTCCAGTACTTACTCCTGGAACATAATCCTTTTAACCAGTTTACGAACTAAGGGAGAAGCGTGATGGCAGACAAAGATAAACTCTCATTCAACATCGAACTGGAAGAGATTGACGTTGAGTTGACTGAAGAAGGGGTTACCACAAAGTATGTCCTACGAGAATTGAAAGGGTCAGGACGAGATAAGTATCTCAACAACCTAGCCAAGAAAATGAAAGTGGATGTGCATGGTAACTCCAGTGTTAGAGACTTTACAGGTCTCCAGTCAGGTCTCATCTGTCGTTGTATGTTCGAGGCGAATGGGGAAAGTGTTACTGACGAATTTGTTCAGGGACTGCCTTCCCGAGTCCAAGCATCAT